TAAAATAAAAATGCTGCACTAGCACCCAATAGTTGAGCAATTATATATACTACAAATTTGGAAATATCTATTTTTTTAGATAATAACATCATATAACTTACTGCTGGATTGAAGTTGCCTCCGGAAACTTTGCCACCAAAATAAATAACAGATGCTAAAGTAATACCTATTGCTAAAGGATCACCTGACATTAAAATTACTGCCAAGAAAATAAAAGTTCCTATGAATTCTGTGAAAAATTCTATCAACATTTTATATATATAAAATATAAAATATAAATTATAAAATATAAAATATAAAATATAAAATATAAATTATAAAATATAAAATATAAATTATAAAATATAAATTATAAATTATAAAATATAAATTATAAAATATAAAATATAAAGAAAACTTCAAACTTATATAAAGTTATGAACAAAGCTGGAACAAAATCTACTATTTATGACCCAGATACAGATTCTGTAAAGTATGTAGATGAAACATATGATGGCAAACCATTTTTTAGAAAAAATTATGGTAAACCTCATCCATTATTAGATTATTCAAAAAAAACAGAAAGTGTAATAGTTAAAATATTAATGGAACATACACATCCAAATATTGTTTATTATTATACTATTAATACTAACTATGTAGACATGGAACAACTAGATACACATAAATCAAATCCCTTATTAACAGAACAACCTGTTATGACACGCAAAGAATTAAATGAAATAATAGAAGTGATGACTAAAGTAAAAGATTTTTTACAAGCACTAGGAATTATGTATGTAGATTGGAAATTTGATAATATGGGAAAATCTGTAGATGGAAAATATAAATTGTTTGATTTTGATGCGTCTGGACTAATTGATTTAAAAACACAACAATGGAAACTCAAAGCAAATACTTTATATTGGAGTTATAGACACGCAATAAAAAATGGAGCACAAACACCAAAAGAAATTGATGATTGGTCTTTTAACTATAACATTATTGAAGAAGGGAAAAAATTGGTTAAAAACACATAAATGAAAAAATTTTACCATAAATAAACATGACTTAATATTTTGGCATTATAATAACCTTTCGATTTTCTTTTTTCTAATGCTATTGCTGCTCCTCTTTTTTTTGTTCCAGAGTGCCGATTAAAATAATTTTGCATACGCTTGCGATCATTATGATTTTTATAAGCATATAATTTTAAAGGAGTTCTGTCTTTAAATTGTTGATAATCTGACGCACCAAAATGTATTTTACGTATTTTTTGTGTTGTTTTATTTTTAACATAGGCTGTGTATTTTTTTCCTGTTATTTTACTTTTCTCAAATTTTATTATTTTTTCATGCATATTTTATTTTAAATTATATATAGTAAAATAAAATAATATAGTGTGTAATAAAATAATATTTTATTATACTATATTAAAATAATATGAATGTACCAATTAAATATTTACCTAAACACATAAGTAAAAAAGATAAAAAAATAATTTCAAATGAATTAAAAAAATCACGTAAAGCGTATAAAAAAAATAGTTATATTACCCGAAAACATATTACATCATATAAATCCAAACCTTCACAACATATATTAAATGTAAAAAAATTATATAATATTGATAAATTAGTAATTAATTCTAATCTCTCAAAAAAAACTGGATGTTCTATAAATTCATTACGTAAAATTGTAAATAAAGGACAAGGTGCTTATTATTCATCTGGTTCAAGACCTAACCAAACCAGTCATAGTTGGGGACTTGCGCGTCTAGCTAGTTCTATTAGTGGAGGAAAAGCATCGGCAATAGATTATAAAATATTAGAAAATGGATGTAGTAAATCATCTAAAGCACTAAAATTGGCCAAAAAGGCAAAATTAAAATACAATTCTGGAACACGTAGAGTAAGAAAAACTAAATTATTATAATATGTTATAGTATATTATTTATTTAGCATACACCAATCCAGCAAATCCATTTTGAAACAATAATATATTATATTTTTCTTCTATTACATGTAAATTATAATAGTATTTGTAAATACTAGTGGGATCTCTTGATACTCCTATAGGTGAACCTGTTTCATCGCAAATAACTGTAAAATTTGAATTTATCTCATCAATAGGGGGATTACTATAATTATTATACTCAAATTCAATAGTTTTAAATAAATTTGTATTAAATGCTCCATTTGGTTGTTGTTTAAATGGGTCTGTTGTAAGTGAAAAATTATAACAATATAATCCTGTTTTTAAACATGCCCCATTAGATTTATTATATTTTTCTAATTTACTAAAAATATTACTATCAAATTCTTGTTCTCTATATTTACCATCACAAATTATAGCAAAATTCTTCATTATTTCACATTGATTTGTTTGTGAATATACATCTGGACTATAGCCTGTTATATAAATATTTTTTGAAATATCACTACTATAACTAAATTGTGGACTATAATATTTAAATTGACTACTAATTCTAAGTTTTTCTAAATCATTGGGAATTTTGTCTTCATATAACCAATTAGTATAATTAGACCATTCATTTCTAGAAGCAACATCACTTCTTTGAAAATACCACATCCACCCACTTATTAAACCTTTTGACTCTATTTTAACTTTGTTTGATTTTATAACTTTTTCAAAATTATATTCATTTATTTCTCGTATTAAATAGGTCTGACTATTTTTAGCAAAATGTTTTCGTTCTGTTTCTTCTAAAAAACATTGTGTACATATTAAATGAATATTACTATTTATAGTTGTTCTAAAATTTGCATAACTATCAATATTAGAAATTAAATCTCTAATTGGTGGAGGATGTATAAATCTTTTAAATTGATAAACCAACTCATTTTGATTAGCTTGAATTTGTGGAAAATTATTATAAGGTATAGGATTTGTAGAATTATCATATAATACCTCTTTTATTGTATATAATTCATTAATAGGTCTTAATGTAAAATCAATAACTAATTCACTATATTGTAAACATATTAGTGGTAATGCCATTAAAGATGACATAGAAAACCAACTATTTATTGGTATATATAAATTATAATCACGTATTGATGGTTCAATACCACTAATATCAGAACTAACGTAGTCAACATTAAAATTAAACGCACTTGGATAGTTATTATTTCTATTATTATAATTTGCTGGGTCATTTAATTCGCTAATATTTCCTGTCATTTTATCAAAAATAGCCTTTTTATGAGCGTCAAAATCACGCTCTACTATATTTTGTAAATAATGACCACTAAATTTTTGTATTGTTGTACCATCAATAGTTATATTAACTTCTTTAATTATTTGACAACCAATATTTTTAATCCATTTAAACTCATATGGTCTATATTCATTGTTATAGTTTAAAACAGGACTCCATATTTTGGGTAATTTTATTACTAAATACATATCCATTAGCAAATCTCCATAACGCAAAATTTTAAAACTAAATTTTGAAATTTTTGTAATATCCAATTCTGTTTGTCCTATTTGATCAATTCTAAATTTTTGTAATCCAAAATTAGTATATTTAGAATATGTTGATTTAAAAAAACTTTTAGTTGGATTACCGGTCAAAATAATATTTTGATTACCTAGCGCTATTAAATTTAACAATCCACCTGCCATAATATTAATTAATATAACATTATAAATTTTATTTATGTTATAATATATTTTAAATTTTTTATAATGTAATTATAATGTAATTATAATATATAGTAATTATAATTATTATGTCAGAGTCAGAGTCAGAGTCAGACATAAATAGAAACCTATATGACAATGTAATTAAGAAAATGAAGAAAATGGATGGTCAAGAAATGCTACTAATAACATTAGGAATTATTACATTATTATTAGTAGTTTTATTTAGTTGGATTTTTGATAGATTAGGATTAAAGGATAGATCATGTGGCAAATTAGATACATATTATCCAAATTTAACAAATGAGTCTTATTTTAATAATAATACTTATATTAAATCAACTGCTAAACCATATTTTGATAATTCAAATAATACATTAATTAATTATCATGTTAAAAGTTCATATAATTCTTGTTGTGGAGATGGATATAAAAATAATTTTGTTGCTTTATGTGCTTTAGAAAAATGTATTGCTAATGGTTGTAGATTTTTAGATTTTGAAATTTATTCATATAATAATGATCCTATTGTTGCGTCATCTACCGCAAATAGTAATTATATTAAAGAAACATACAATGCTTTATTATTAAGTGAAGTATTAAATGTTATAACGGAAAGTGCTTTTGATGGAGTTAAAACTATATGTGCTAATGACCCATTAATATTAAATTTTAGAGTAATGAGCACAAATTTAAGTATGTTAGAAAAAATGGGTGATTTATTTGAAGAATATTTAGATAGAAGTATTAATTCAAATTTTTCATTATTAGCAAATTATAAAGATGCTTCTGTATTAAGTGTGAAAATGACAGATTTATACAGAAAAATCATAATTATTTGTGATTTTAATCCCGAACCTAATATTATTATAAATCCTAAATTAGTAAAATTACAAAAGTATATTAATTTAAAAGGTAAAAGCTTGTATTGTAATACTTATAGATATAATGATATAGTTGCTAAAGACGGCACACCACAATTTATTGAAGATACAAAAAGAAAATTTACAATTGTTTTACCAAATTTAGATAATTCCATAAAAAATTTTGATAGCATTAGTTCTTTTGTAAATGGATGTCAGGCAATTTGTATGAAGCATCAAAATTTAGATAGTAATTTAATTGGTTATAATAAACAATTTGAACTTGTTGGAATATTTTCTTGGAAAATGAAAGAACCAATATTATTAAATATAGCAGCCGCACCTCTTGCTACTCCACCAGGAGTTGGATTAAATACTTATTCAAGCTCAAGTATTGCTACTAGTTTAATTGGTCGAATTACAGGAGGAGGTGGAGGTGCTAACCAAACTGGAGGCGTTAGCCAAACTGGAGGCGTTAGCCAAACTGGAGGCAGTAACCAAACTGGAGGCATAAGCAGTGGTGCTGGTCCATTCCCTACTATGGGTAGTGGCGGTACTGGCGTTCCAGAAGGACATGAATATTAAATAAATTTTTAATGATTTATTAAAAATTATAATAATATATAATTATATATATAATATACAATTATATGAAAGAATCATATGAAGAAAAAGAATTGAAAATATTAAGAAATGCCATAGATAATGCTACATATATTATTGGAAAAAAATTAGTCCAATCAGATACTATTAAAAATATTATAGAAATATTGGAAACCTTTTTACGAACACATAAAATATTATGTTATGGTGGAACTGCTGTAAATAATATACTACCAGAACAATATAGATTTTATAATAAAAATATTGAAATACCAGATTATGATTTTTTTTCACCTTATGCTATGGAATATGCGAGAGATTTAGCAAATATATATTATAAAGCAGGTTATGAAGAGGTAGAAGCAAAATCAGGAGTTCATAGTGGAACATACAAAGTATTTGTGAATTTTGTACCAATTGCCGATATTACTTTGTTAGAAAATAAATTGTTTCAAAATGTTTCTAAAAAAGCAATAAAAATTAACGGAATTAATTATTGCCCACCAAACTTTCTACGTATGGCAATGTATCTTGAATTATCTCGTCCAATGGGAGATGTATCTAGATGGGAAAAAGTCTTAAAACGTATTAGTTTATTAAATAAAAATTATCCATTAAAAGGGTTGTTATGCGATAAACAAGATTTTCAAA